GTCCGCTTTACAGCTTCTTGCCGATTACAGGGGCTTGAATCTTGTTCTGGACGATAATGTCCGTGGTTCACTTTCTATGCGCATGAAGAATGTGACTTGGGATGAGGCCATTGAGTATGTCACTTCGGCAAAAGGGCTTTTATATACCGTTGAAGGTAATTTTCTTCGTGTGAGTGGCTACCCACGACCAGGTGATGCCTATTCAACAAATTCATATGTTGCTGCCCAAAATCAGCAAATTCAAAGTAGTCCTTCCTTTGGCGTCAACTCTTTTGATGTTTCGATTTTCAAGGTGCATAACATTTTGGCGTCGGACGCAATAAAAGCATTTCCTCTTGATCCTGGAGAGACTCTGAATTTTGAAGACGGATCTTCTGTCATCGTTGCCAGGATGAGCAAGGCGCGTTTAGATCAGCTCAAAACCCTGATTGCTGCTGTTGATTACTCCAGGAAGCAAGTGATGATCCAGGCTCGTATTGTTGAGGTGGACCGCTCGTATTCCAAGAATCTGGGAGTTCAATGGGGTGGCACTGTAGGCAGCGGTGCTGGCACTGTTTCAGGCTCTGTGCCCCTTGGCTTTGCCTCTGGTGCCATCGGGGCTGTTGGCATTGTCTCAAGCGCTTTGACGCTCGATGCCAGGCTTTCAGCCATGGAGCAGGAAGGTAAGGGCAGGGTGATTTCCAGTCCTCGCGTTTATACCTCTGACCGTCATCAAGCCAAAATTGTTAAAGGCTCTCAGGTTCCTTATCAGCAATCGGCCGGCGATGGTGCAACGTCGACATCCTTCAAGCAGGCTGCTTTGTCGCTCGACGTGACTCCGATCGTTAACGATAAGGGCGTGCTGCTGGATGTCATCCTTTCAAAGGATGAGCCTGACTATTCCAATGCCATGAATGGCGTGCCGCCGATCAACACAACCTCGCTGACGTCCCGGGTTTTTTCGCCGTTCGGCCAGACCATTGCCGTGGGTGGTGTTTATTCGGATCTGGATACAACCGTCGTTAGAAGCGTGCCGTTCTTGGGCAAAATTCCTGGCTTCAAATGGTTGTTCACCAGCAGCTCGACGGTATCGACCAGCACTGAGCTTGTCCTGTTTTTGACACCTGTGTTGGTCAATCAATATAACTAAACTAAATGACTATTTAGTATAGTTATAACTGCACGGAATATAAAAGAGTAGGGTAGACTTTATTTTTAAACCGAAAAGGACTTTAGAAATGAAGGAAAAATTATCGCCTTGGATGGTTGAGAGTGCTTATCGCTATTTGCAGGCTGCTAAGCATCTTAGACGTGGTCATGACATGCTGGACGTTGCACAGATCAATGCTGCGATCGGTATGGAAATCTTGCTTAAAAGCTTCGTATCGAAGCCCAATGGCAACCTTGGCCAAGTCAATGAAACCTACGAACTGGACAACGGCGCTATCAAGGCAGCGCATCAGTATTTGAAAGCGGCAGACAGAATTCCGGCTTATCGGATAGACAAAGGGCCTAATAAACACGATTTGCTCACTTTGTTTCATGCCATACCTGAGCCGATCAGGCAACGTATTCGGCTTGATCGTCATGAGCATCGGATCGAAAGGGATCGTGAAGTTTTTACCAATGCGCGTTATCGATATGAAGCCGGTGCTCCAGGAGGCTACAACGATATTCTGATCGGAGTTTTGGACGAACTCATTGAGGACGTTGTGCACTGGTATCGTGAGCTGGGCTGCAAAGATGTGTTCATCGTGTTTTACGGAATGCCGCCGCTTGAATTGCCGTCCCATCTTGATCAAGAGGCGCAGCCCCTGTGAGCCAGGCTTCAAATCTGACCACCAGAGCCCCCCAGCTCCGTATAGGACGGTACGCATAATGAGGCCGACGTTATGGTAGCGCAGCCGCCCGAATGGGCAGAATCCGAAGCCGGGAGAATCACGAAGCCCCGGCGAGGATTTAGCCATAGCGTCCATTATGCGAGGCGTTTCGATCTACTGTATGGCAATATGCCTTTTCGAAATCACACTGGAAAAGGAAAAACCATGCTTAGTGTTTTAGATCTTCGTGGCATTGCAGCAGCCGGAGGCAGTCTCACCCTCAGCGCTGCAGGATTTTCCTCACTGGATTTACGCGGGATCGCGGCAGCAGGGCAGAACACCAAGTCTCAACTCGTTCTAACGAATGTCAAAGCGTTTTCCGCCTTGGATCTTCGGGGTATTGCTGCTGCTTCACCTGGTAACGTGCACTTTGATCTTCTGGATTGAGTGCTGAGATCTCGTTAAGGTTTTGACGGTTAGGGCTTTCGAGTACACTCCTTATGCCAATTTCGGCATAAGGAGTTTTTCTAATGGAATTGATAAATAAAAACCGTTTCAATGAAACTGTTACTCATATTTTTGAAGCGTTATCGATTGCATTTCCTCTGCCAATTGATATGGATGCTGAAACGCTAGGTCTTGCGTCAGGTCCTGCTTATAAAATTGTTAACTACACTCAGGTTCCCACTGACGAGATGGATGCATATTTGTTTGTCATCGCGTGCGTAGAATGGCTTGAGTCTTCTGATTATCTGAGAACCTCTAAAATCTATCCTGCCAGCGCGGAGAATGTTGTGCTGACCGAGAAAGGCATTCAGCTTCTCGGTGCATTACCGTTGTCACTTCTTCGTGGAAACTATGTCGGATGATCCTGCGGACCTTCACTTGCCCGAAGGGCATTAGGCGCCACGCAGATCCTCGTTAGTGCGTTGCAACACCGGCTCCGATACCCGGCTGAGCCGGCCGGTCTAACGCACACGCAAAAACCCCAGCGCTCCTAAGAGCCCTGGGGTTTTTATCGCGTACAAATTGCTTTTAGTCGATTTGGTGTCACTTCGCGCCCTGATAACCCTAGGGCGTTTCCTGGATCTTGCTGCGAAGCCTGCTCGGTCCCGGGACGTGTAGCACTATTGGCGGACAGGTCCCGGCAGGTCCGATTGTTTAGCCCAGTGTTACCGTCGGCATTCTAGGCATAGAAGGGGAGTTCACGATTTTTGCAAATACCCCGTACACATGTCCGCAACCTTTGCAGTAAGCCACGTTGAACCACGTGTCCCCGCCTTTTGATTGCTCTGTGCTGTTCTTTGACGCGATGTTGTCGATGCCTGCGATGTTGCATTTAGGGCACGTTGGCTCTGCCATGGTTCCTTCCTTTTGGTTTTTAGGTTTTGAGAGACTCGGGTGGGGGTGCTGTTACACCCCCACTTTACCGCGGTTTCCCGCGATCCTTAGTCCCCCAACACACCTAATCTTTTGCTGCCTTCATTGCGTTCACCCTTCATGTACTCTTCCATTTCCAGGCCTTGGAGAATCGAGCCGATCACATTGAGGGCTATAGGTTTGTGGGTTTCGTTCAGGCTTCCGAATCGTCGGAGTAGGCCCAACATCTGTATCTCCAACCCACGTTCCTCATCGCTTAGCAAGATCTCATCGGTGGTGCATTTGAAGTACTTTGCAAGCGCTATCACTTTGTCAGGTGGCGGTAGGTTTTTACCCTTTTCCCAGCTGGCAACTGTGTTTTCTGCTACTCCGACCGCCTCAGCCACAATTTTCTGCGACACCTTTTTGAGCGCCCGCTTGTTTCTGATGTTCTCTCCGATGTTCATCGCCGCTTCATCTGAATGCTCATGAGTCATTGACTATACCTCCTGTGTTTTTGTACAGCTAACACACGTATATGGTTAAGCTGCTACGTATCTCTTGCAAATAGCCTAACACATGCCGTAGTCTTACCTGCGTCGTGTATTGGCTTGACAAGGATTTCGGATGTTCATCGATTGGCTCACAATTTCGCAGGAGCATCAGCATGATCTACCGATCGTATGCGGAATTTTTACGCTGACGGTCGATTCGAACACCAACGAAGTCTTGAGCACGAAGCAGCCTCGCTTCAAGCACCAAGCCAGTCATTCGACCTCCGTCACTATTCATATCCAAGGCCGAAAGATTCGAGTTGAGGGCAATCCGAGCAGAGTAGGGCGGCTTGACAATCTTTTTGGTTTTACAACCATTGAGCAGTGCGTTTCTGTCTACAACCAGCTTCTTCGCGAATATGGCTTGCCTGGTTTTACTCGTTGTTCTCGCCTCGATATTCGCCAAGGCTCTTCTGGTGCCAGCTCCGGAGACCGCATTGCCGACGGCGCAAAAATCGAACGTATCGACCTTACGACCAATTTTTCGTTGGGCGAAGGCAATGTTTTGGCTTACTTGCGTGGTGTATCCAGTCAACGCATTGGTCACTCTATCGGGTTCTTATATCCGAATGGCCGTACTGTTTCCTGGACTCCGAAAGGAAATGGCCAGGGTGGCCGACTGCAGTATCGAAAGGCTTATGACAAGACTTTTGAAATGGATCAAAACTGCCTTCCAAAAATAAAGCGGATTTATGGTGAGGACTCTGCTGAATACAAGTATGTCCAGCGTGTTCGTGATTACTGTTTTATTGAAGGTGTAGTTCGCTTAGAGCAAGAACTTAAATGTGAATACTTGCAGCGTGAATCCCTTTGTTACTGGGGCTTATTTGATGAAGGGCGTTTAGCCCAGCTCCACTGTGAGTTTCTTAAAATTGATGAAAAGCTGAAGGTGACTGCGATGGATATCGTTAGCATTAGCGAGCAGCTGTTGGCAGAGAAAATTGTCGATACTACTCGCGCCGCCAATACAACTGCCCTTTATGCCATTCAATGGATGCATGGCCAGCGCTTCGATTTTAAGAAACGACAAGTTCAGGATCATGCAGCTCGCCTTAATCGCATTGGTATTAATATCCGTAATGCCTGTGATACTAGCCGATTTGCTCCAATATTTGTTCGACAGTGCCGTGAGGTCACTAAGTCTACCTTGGCTATTCCGTCCTGGTATCAACGACCAAACCATCTCCAGCAGGTCGCAGCATGAAAACAGTTAAGTTTGATGCCACCGTACTTACTGTTGGTCAGCGTCGTCGTCTAGCTGAACAGCAGCAAGTGCGCAGCTACTTTATCAATCCTATTCTTGCTCATCAGGTCGAGCAAACGCTTAAGGCTGTTGATGAGCTGAAAGAGCAGGGCACTAAACCGGAGCGGATTTGGTTTGTTGAGCGTCAAGTAATGGGAACAATCTCTGTTGCTGAATGGATGGGTTTCTGATGGATAGGGTTGCTTATCAAAATCTACGCTTTGCAGTTGAAATGGAGTTTCTCAATGCTCTCAACAATCCTCAGTTTGATGAACGCGCTGCGATTAATAGTCTTATGCGGTTGTTTCTATCTGCATTGGCTCAGCAAGAAGTAACTCGTCAACGCTCTGCACGAAAATTTAAAACTTTCAGGCGTAACCCTGAAGCTAGCGCGCCCAGTTGGGCATATCGTAAGCCCGGCACTGTTCCAGGCTTTCCAACACTGAGATAAGGGCATTATATGTCTAATGTTATTGTAGTTGAAGTAACCGGCAATCATCGTAGCGGTACAGCTGCCAAGTCGGGTAAGCCATATTGCATGTTTGAGGCATATGCTCATTTGCCAAACATTCCATACCCGCAGAAATGCACTTTTTATGCTGAGACTCCCCAGCAGGTTCCTCAGCCTGGAAAGTATGAATGTGATGTGATTGCGCAAGTTCGCGATGATCGTCTGATTTTTGAAGTCGATCCTCGTCAAGGTCGTCGTATTAGTTCCGGTGCTCCTGGTTCTTCGACACCGCAGAAGTCTACGTAATGTCCGGTTTATTGCATTGCCCTGGTGATTTGATTATTCAGGGTGGTGCACCCACGTGTTCGGTTGAATGGGTCTCTGTTCCTTACATTGCCCCATTTGATCCGTCACAACTTGATCCATCTGTTCTGGCTCAAGCTTTCGGCGCCGGATTCACATTGGTAGCTAGCTTTTTAGTTATGTCTTTGGGGATTCGTGCGTTTTTAAACTTTATCAAGCAATCTTGAGGATTTACCCATGTTCAAAAAAACTCTCATCGCAACTGTTTCTGCTGTTGTACTTGCTGTTTCTGCTCCTTCTGTCTTCGCTGCCGGTCCTGTTGCCTGGGATTACAGTGGTCTGACTTCGTCCATCGACTTCAGTACCATTTCTGTTGGTGTTCTGGCTGTCGCCGGCATTCTCGCCGGTGTTTACGCCGGTATCAAAGGCGCTCGTATCGTCCTGGGCTTCCTGCGCGGTTAAGGCTTTATCCCTGTTCGACCTGGGCGTCTCATGGCGCCCTTTTTTTATCAAAAATAATGGTAATAGGGATAATTGCATTCTTATTGTCCTTATTTGGGAGCTTGCAACATGGATCAACTTTATTATTTCGCCATGTTCTGTATTGGGTGTGGCTGCTCCTTCGCTGTTTTTTCGGGGTGGTGATATGAAATATATTTCTTTCATCCCTTTTTTATTAATTTTTGTGTTTTCGTCGAGCTCTCATGCTGGCTGGAAATGCAATCCTTCATTTTCTTCCTCTTATTCTAGTGATTGTTCATCTGCCGGTGTCCAAGACTCGCCTGAGTCGTTTATAACCGCATTCGTAAGTGCTGTTAGGTCGGCTAATACAAGTCCTAATAGGACTGGCTACACTGCTGGTTCCTGCACAATGAATGGCAATTCTAATGCCAGCTGCGCTTATTCTTGGACTTCTTTTGGCTCTCACTTTGATGATAGTGTTGGTATTGTTAAGGAAGCTGCTGTTTGTCCTGGCACGGTCGAAACTCGTGGTCCCGATGCTGCTGCCATAAAATCAGGAGATAAATACTATGTCGCATGGTCAGTCAGCTCTGTTACTGCTGATGTTTGTCACAATTCTTGTTCTTACCTGGCTAGTTCCGCTTCCGGTAGCACCTGCTATCTGTCTCCAAGTTCTACAGTCACTGGTTTTTGTAACTACTTCGTGGGTCTTAATACCGCGAGTCCTTCATGTAATGCTGAATCCGGCTACAAATCTCCCTCCGTTGGAGATCCTCTCACTCCCAGTTCTAATCCTGGCGACGGCGGCAATGGTGGCACCAATCCTGGTGGTGGGAATGACGGCGGCAATGGCAATGGTGGTAACGGTGGTGATGGTGATTCCGGCTTTGATGGTGAGCTTTCTTTCAATAGTCCAGGATCACTAGAAGGAAAATCGATTCTTGATAGTGAGGTAAATGCCGCTCACTACAATTCTTTTGTCCATGGTATGGAATCCGATTTAAATGAATCTGGATTCGGCAAGGCTCTTAATGAATTTAACCAGAAAATAGCTTCTAGTGGCTCTACAGCAGCCTGCCCTAAGGCTACTGTTTTTCTGCTCGGATCTATGATCACTTTTGACGCGCATTGCGCTTTGTTTGACCTGGTTTCACCCATTCTTTCTGCTGTATTTCTTGCCGCTTGGTCACTTCTTGCTTTGCGCGTTTTCCTTTCTGCTTAATTTTAGCCGCTAAAATTTGAGGTTGTTATGACTGCTTTTGGCAATTGGCTTCTTTCGATACTCCGAGAAGTTTTACAATTTTTTGTTGATTTAATTGTTCAGATTGCTGAATGGCTTTGGCAGGCACTTCTTGAAATCATTAGCTCAAGTTTTCTCATGGGATTACTTACAAGTGCGGGAGAGTTGTTCACTAATATTTCCCCATCCGTTTGGTATTTCATGAATTTGATGCAGTTACCGTTTGGTATCACTGTCGTTAGTAGCGCCTATTTGTTGCGCTTCCTTGTTCGTCGCATTCCGTTTATTGGGTGATTTATGGCAATTGATGCTTATGTAGGCAAGCCTGGTCACGGTAAAAGCTATGGTGTAGTTGAACATGTTGTAATTCCTTCGTTGAAGCAGGGAAGGCATATATTTACCAATATCCCCCTCATGGCTGATGCTCTCTTAGCAACATTTGGCGGAAATATTACTCAGTTGCCTGATGATTGGTACAGCCTCGATGATCTCGGCGAATTAATTCCTCCTGGTGCTGTTGCTGTTATTGACGAATGTTGGAGGCGATGGCCTTCTGGTCAAAACGGAAATCATGCAAGGCTTACTGATAAAACCTTGTTACATGAACATAGGCATCGAGTAGATTCCAAGAATAAATCCATGCGCGTTGTATTGGTGAGCCAGGACCTTAAGCAAATATCTTCTTGGGTTCGTGACTTGATTGAGACTACTTATAGAATAAGAAAGCTCAGCAAAAAGGTATATAAGGTTGACATGTATCAGGGTGGTGTTACTGGTGATTCTCCGCCTAGGTCAAAGCTAATTAGAACTGATGCCGGAACTTTTAAAAAGGAGGTCTTTTGTTTTTATAAGTCCGCAACTAAATCTGAATCCGGATCTGTTGGTGATGAATCTTCTGCTGATGGTCGTGCAAGTATTTTGCGTTCTTTTGGCTTGTGGTCTGCCTTGGTCGCGTTTGTTGTTTTCATTGGACTTGGTGTTTATTTCGTCAAAAAGTTTTTTACTACCGATCAGCCTGGTGTAAAGCACTTATCTTCCGTAGCTACGCCAAATCAACCTAACGCACCTGCTGAGCTGCCGATTTCAACCACTTGGCGCCTTGTTGGCTTTGTTCATCCTTCAACTCCTGATCCATCTTCAAAGGTTGTTTCTGAAGCTCTTGCCCTGGTAGCTGATAACAATGGGAATACTCGTTACATTTCTTTTTCTCATTGTCGATATTTTCCAGATTTTACCGAGGCTTATTGTTTGGTTGATGGTTTCAAGATTACTAATTGGTCATTAAAAAAACCAAATCCAATTACAGGTGGATTAATTGGGGGTGGTCTTTAGCGTAGCGCTAAGACCGCGCCCAATTAATTTACCAATCAGCCGGAACTCATCCCATGAACACCTATAAGTTTTTTCGCGGCCTCTATACCTCTGTATTTTTGTTTTCCTTCGTTACCTTTTCGCAGGCGGATACAGCCCCTCAACCAGTAACGTTTGATTTTCAAACTATTCAGGTTTCGTCCG